TATCATATAATTAAGTGCTGCTATCATTCTGGCGTTATTTCCTTCCAAACTGTATTCACTGTTTGAGTCTTCTATATTGGCTCCATTTTTGAGAAACCATATATCAACATTGTCTGTTCCACTGTCCGTCTTATCCAATTGTGCTGAAAATTGAATATTATAAACGCCCGCATTCAAGACTTTTATTTGCGAACTGGTAGCCCCTATTTGAACCCCGTTGTTGCTGACATCGCTGTTATTGACCGTCATAAAATTAGCAGTTGTCGTTCCAGCATTTGTTTGCGTTGCTGTGCTCCAGAATGCACCCCAATATCCAACCGTTTCTAAACCAGCGATAATGCCGTCTATCTGTTGTTGGATTGTCTCATTTGTGTGAATTCCCTCTAACATATCAAATTGCAAATCTGAGATATCTGGGTCGGTTTTAGTCAAAATATCCGTGTTTACTTCATTCGCATTAATAGATGCTAAATTGCTCAAATAGTTATAGCTGGTGTAATCAAGATTATTAATACTCATTATAAAATATGCCTATATAACATAATGGCATCGAACAACTCAAATTACAATAAAATCTCTGTAAAAACGGATTCAATGGTTGAACTGATTGAAAAACTGGCTAAATTGGGCGTATTTAAGGAAAAACGAAAACCACGTGCAAAGCGGTCGGGGGTTCCAGCCGATGAGGTTAAACAACCGAGTGATATGGTGGCGTCTACCACTTTTCCATTGCGGGTTATTGACGAAACCATGACTCAAGCGCAAATCGACGACGCTCAACGGGCAAATGAAGCAGCGGTCGCTGCGTTGGGAGCCGAAGTTGAACAAAAACGATTACAAGATGTGCAGAGACAACAGCAGCAACGATTTGACGATATTGTGCGATTTGGACAAATTATGTATAGTGACCGATTTAGGGGCAATCCTCCCGCTGGTCCATCATACGGATTTAAAAGCGACAAACCGGCAGATACTATTTTGTTGGGTAATGGCGAATTTGATGTAGAAAACAGAGAATTCACACAAACCTTAAATGAAGGGGCGCCTCCGGCCGACAGGGAAAATATTACAAACTTTTATGCAGAGGGGCAAGAAGACGAGGGCATTCGCGTGGTGCCCGTAGATGAAACAGGAGGCGCACCTCTCAAGCCAGTGCAGAAGATTTTTAAAGAACCCAGTAAATTTGCGACATCTGCAATTAAAAAGCGTGCCGAAAGAGCTAAATCTATTGGGTTGGGACCACCTCCACAGGCCAGAAATACTGCAGAGGAAATACAAAATTATTATATAGAATTAGCAAATACAGAGGATTTTGAACCTGACACAACTATTACAAATGCAAGAGGATATTTAAAGGCCATCGAACGATATTTGGACGATGATGGGAATTTTTTATCTACTTAAATATATAATGGCTGAATTTGAGGAGAGAGAAAACGAAAGAGAAGAAAATATTGATTTAGAGAATTTACCCAGTGGTCTCATTTATAAGCTGGAAGAGGTTGAATTTACATTTTCGCCTTTAAAATTTGGTATTGACGAATACGTTACCATTGAATACTACGAGCAAATGTTCGAACGAGCTTACCCCGGGCTTTTGCGACAATTCCCATGTCTTTATTATATGGTCGAGGAATGGCGAGAACAAGCCATTTTAAAGACCCCTTTAGAACACATGGAAGCCCGTAAATAAATTATTCGTTATATATATAATGAATAATGCTAGGAATAATCCAAACCCTCCTCTTAGCCTCTATGATAGTCTCCGCGTGGGTTATATTGGTGATGAAAACAAACAGGGCCGGGAGATGGCCAAATATGGTTACCAAATCGATAAGGGATTGAGTAATGACAACCAACAGGTATATTACAATCCCGAAACCAAGAAACTTCTTTACAATGTGACCGGCTCCCATACATTGGGCGATTGGGTCAATAGCGATTTAAAACTTGCATTGGGCATTCGCAAGAACGAAGGCAAACCCATCATTGAACGTGGGGTTGAGGCATTGCTCCCTAACGCCTGGAAGAAAGGGTTTGACCGTGGGTATGAAAATATATTTGGCGGGTTCAAGGACACTGACCGTTACAAACAGGCTGACGAAACCTTAAAGAAGGCAAAAGCTAAGTATTCGCCTGCTGAGACCGCCATTACCGGGCACAGCTTGGGGGGTCGTATAATTCAGGACATCGCTAAGAAAGACGATGTTGTGCACGCTCTGGACGCCGGTTCCACAATTGGACAAAAGGTGAAGGGTGGTTCCAACAGGAATATTTACAGGACGGCCGGCGATGTCGTCAGTGGAACCACCGCTTGGAACCCCGCTGTGAAAACATTGGCTAATCCTCATACTTTTAAAATTCTCCCCGCTGTTTCCATGTTTTCTAAAGACCCACGTGCTATTGGCGTTGCTGGTGCTATTGATGCCTATAACGCACACTCAATTGAGAATATCAAGGGGTCTAAGATTTTCGTTTAAAACATTCTATTCTCTTTTAATTGTTGTGGTTCTTCTTTATCTTTTGGAACGCCAACAATTGTGAATGTAAAACTGGCACCAAGAGGAAACTGTGAGGAGAATGCCGTCGTTCCAAGCGGAATAGCATTCAATGTTAAATCCACGAAATCTTTTTTGTAAAATGTGGTTATTGCCGATGACATTATACCAATTGTTCGTGGGTCTGTCGAAGGCGTTGGCGACATATAAAACGAACCCAATGTCGCCACTTGATTTTGCCGATTTGACTGAGTTAAAGATAATTGATTTATTAAATCAAAACCTTCCAATTGCAACATACATGCAGCATTGGTTGCATTTCCGGCTCCTGCACCATACGTTGCCTGGGTTAAAAATATATTGAATCGGTCATATTTATCCCACATCGACCGACATACTTGTTTAATATTTACATTTTTCCAGGTTGCAGTAGTGTAGTCAGCATTAACAAATCCTAATGGGTTGGTGATTGAGCTTGATAACCCGCCCACACTTAGATTAAGGGTTCCTTTTTCTACTCCATAAATGGGTTTTACGAAAAACACTATTTGGTGCAAGTCATTACTAGTAAGATTTGCCGCAAAAAGCATTCTATTATCAATATTTTTATATGTGATTGTAAGTGGGACTGTATCTTGGTCTTTTTTGAACTGCACTGGTGCAACTGGGTATGACATTAGAACGTTGGTTTCGTTGCCTACACTCGGAACTATAAGTGTTCCCAACAACGCATTATCAGTTGATAAATTGAGCCTGGTTTCTGCGTTACTCTGTTTTGTTCCATTATTTACAAAATTGAGTCCGCTCATTTGTAAAGTAAGAACACGATTATCTGCTGATAAGTTTTGTCCTCCCCGTTGCATTGATTGCGCCATCTGTATTTCGAAATCCGTATGTTTATCCCAAAACATCGAACATAGTTTTTGCATATTAAAATTTGGATACGAGAATATTTTTCTATCCGAGCTCATAACGCGTCCAAGATTTGAATTTGTAATGAAATTGTTAAATAAGAAACACGCACATTCATTCATTTTACCTGGGATTACTGGTTCAAATAAAAAGTGAAACTCAATATCATTATAAATATATGAAACAGGCAATTGATTTGGGTTTCCGCTAAATCCGTTCTCAGAACTAGTATCACTATAAGACTGTGCAAAATCCAAGGTAACCGCTTCGTTTCCTTTTTTGAAATTATAAGATTGTCCTGTATTTGTGATTAGTGGATTAGTTGTCGGCACAGCAGTTATGATATTTGAAAAAACAATCGGCGCCCATTGTTGGTTGTTAAATGTCCCTGTGTTCTCATTAAAGATATTCACCCATTCTAAACCTCTTAAATTCCAGCACATTGTGCCATAAACATTATTTGGTAGAGTTACACTACCAACAGTTGAAAAACTAACCACTTTTAAAGCAAACTGGTCATATTTATTCCACATCTCTCCCATCACATTTTTGAGGTTAATATTGAAGCTAAATCTGCTTTTGGTTGTGGGATTTGCAAACACAACTGGATTCACTGTTGATGTCGTAGATAATATAAGTGAAGCACTGTCTGATAACATTTATATTATATGTATATTATTATTCCTTAACACCGACTACCGAAAATGTAAATGTTGCAAGGCCTATACTCACTGCCGATAATTCACCTCCATTATTTGAATTCCAAGCTGCAAATGTTAAATCTACATTCTCCGTCTCTGGTTTTCGAAAGGTTGTTATCGACATTGGAGTCTCGCAGAACTCGGCATCTGCTTGATTTGCTGTTTGATAAAACAATTGTGAAGAAAATGCCTGTCCTTGTGTATATCCCGTTGTTACTCGTAACGTATTGATAAATTGCAATCCCTCTATATTCCACCACATTCGGCGGGTTGCCGCTGAGCTGGGGGTTGCATTTGCCGATATACCAATAGTATTAAAAATTAGATTGAACTTCTCATATTTATTCCACAAATTGCCTAAAATATATCGCATATTGATATTTGTGAATACTGCCACGGTTCTGTTTGCATTTAAAGTTCCGTATTCATTCGTCCCACCTGCAGTCAAAATTTTCGTGCTTAATGTAAAATTGACTTGTTCGGTTTGATACAACATTGAATACGGACTCATGTAAATCTTTTTTTCTTCAATTGGAACAAAACAAAGAAAATAAACTCTTGGCGCCATTGTTGCTGTTGCTCCCGTTTCCGATATCCATTGAAGCGTCAATTGAACATTATTATTATCTGGTTTTATCATTACAAATGTTCGTGTATTTGACGAACGATTTAAATGGTTTGGTAATCCCACAGTAGTGCTCGTATTTAATTCATCTATCGCCGTTAGAAATCCCGGTGTTTTGCCCTGATACGACGCTTGAATAAGATTCAGACCATTTTGATATAGGGTTGCGAATCCAAGTCCTGATGTTGCATTGAATGTATCATTTATATACATCTTAAAATATGTGTATTTGCTCCATAGCGTCTCGCCTAAAACTATCCGCAAATCAAAGTTAAATGTTTGCGACATAAAGTTTGCAGTTGTAATTCCAGTTTGCGATTGTGTTGTTGTTAAAGAACCTGTATTCAACCATAATTTTGCTACTTCTTTATCCATTTATAATAAACATAGATTATTATAAAGTCATTTATATTTAAAACCTGGCATACATAACGCCTCCCTCCATGACTAGCACTTGGTCAAAGCAGGCAAAGGCAGTTTGGAGAACAGTGATGGTAGCACCGGATGATTGGTAATAATTCATTATCGCAAAAATGTCACTGGTGTTGGTGTTAGTTCCAGCGAATATGGAGGATTTATCAACATTCTGGTATATCTCAGTGTCAATTCCAACTAAGAAACCGCCAGAGTTGGTCAAATAAGAGCCAGCGAGGGTTGTGACTGCAACAGGGGCGTCCAAGGTAAATGCATCATTGTTGATACTTGGCTGGTTCTGTAAATCAGCAATTGAGCCAAAGCATTTAAGAGCCTCACTGTAAATTTCGGGCATAGAAATAGGAGCAGTCGAAGGCAAAACTTCTGAGCCAATTCTTACCTGGTATCCAATAGAGTTGGCGGAACCCAGACCAAAGGCGCAGTGAGAAAGGGGGAATTGACCAGCAACGCCAACCGCGGCATTGTTTCTTGAGGCAACAACGATGTTCTTAAGACTCGAGAACTTGGCAGGAATTGGGAACGACGACTGTGTCGCGGTCGCATTGGGAACAGTCACAGAGTTGGTGTATGAGCGCCACGAGGGAATAACCATCTGCATAGGACTGGAAGAAGAGGCATTGATGGCAGAGATAGCAGCATCGGGGAGCTCCAAGAATTCACCGCAATAATTTACGCCACTAAGGTTAAAGCTGGTGATAGAACCACCCAATCTCATCAAGCACCTCTCAGCACTTGTCTGTAAAACGATTTCTACACGGAGGGGGGCGGCCGTGAGTTGCCAGAGCGGTAGATACCGTTCTCCGCTCAGGGCCCCAACAAGCGAGACCAAGTTAAGGGCAAAAGGGTAAGAAGCGGTTCCAGTTATAGAACCAAGAGCACGGCCTCTGTTAATGGAGGCAGCGTTTCCAACAGCACCGCCAGAAAGGTCGTTAAGAACAGTGTAATCAGGGTTGGTGCCTGATGTGATGGCGAAGCGGCCCTTAACCGCATCCTCGGACGCCTGGTAATCATACAAAATCTTGGCAAGCTGGGAATAATTATCGATATCTTCGAGGAGATTAGACCCATGGAAAACCCTGATTCTTTGGAACAGGGCGTGCCAGCCGCATGACTCCAATGTGGTTGCAGTAGTGGTGGAGCCAACTACGAAATTAACAGTTCCCCTCAAGTAAGACTCAGAAGGGATAAGGGCGGTGTTGGCTCGGGTGGGAATATTAATAGTGATTGTCTCGGCCTGGGTAAAGGAGGTCGAGCCTTGCGGCTGAATCTGGGTCAGATAGCGTCTACCCATAGAACTTTCAGTTTTGCTCAAAAATTTGAGATTGGATGGAATCATTATATAATAACCTAATACATTTTTTTTTGGCAAAAACATTTAAACAATGCCTAAATGTTTTTTCTATCGTTTAAGCACCCTTCGTTCAAGACCCGCCGAAACTTTTCGTTGAAGAGCTTCAGCAACTTGTTTGGCCGCTGGCCTCTCTAATAGGGGAACTTTCCCGCCAAATCGGTGCATTCCCAGGGGCATTTTATGTCCCATCATCGCTTTTCCTAAAGGTTTTTTATAGCCAATCATTATACCATATACAAACATTTTTAAAAAGCGTGAGCTTCGATTAAACAAATTTTACACAATCCAATTGCAATGTCATTTGGTAATTTATCCCATTCAGATTTATCAGGTTTCCGTCATTCGACAGAAGCCGTATCTGTATTTGGTCCATTTTATTCACATACAAATTTGTTCTAAAGTTATTGGGATTCGTATATGTGATTATACTGAACGGCGCCACATACACCGGGATGGTCGCCAAAATATTATTATTATACGACTGCGCTACATTTACATTGTATGTAGGGAAATTTATCTCTACATTGATGGCCCGTATTTGATTGAGATTTACGCAGTCTCTCCCGTATAGTAAATTGGCTGTTGAGGTCGTATTGGTCGTTTTAGAAAAACCCAGAACGTGGTTTATTGTGGCCGCATATATTATAAAGTTGCTTGTAGAATGAGTGATAAGAATTTTACTGGTTATCGAGCTATAAGTTATTGTATACGATGCACCCATTGCATTTTTGATAACATCTATAAACTGGGTTATATTATAATTTCCGGGTTCTACATAATATGTGTTAATAGGCCCGCCGACAAGCCCCCAGCTAAAGGTGTTGTCAATAGTGGTGATGGAATAAAATGAATAAGGGATATTCGCATTCTGCATCGATAAATAAATGTGATGACCATCTGGGATTTCGATTACTGGTAAATAATAAATACAGTTTGCAGTGTTTCCATCTACCGTCTCAGTAGCATATCTTGAATTTAAAAATATTTGGATACTTTCGATATGTTCCATGGTTTATGTTATATTAACTTGAGATATTGTTGTTCGCTAAATAGTCTTGAGATTTTTTTGTGTCGTAGTTTGCGTGAAGTTCTATATTTAGCACCGCATTCACATGTGTTTATTATTTTTTTATATCTTTTTTATTTTTCAGTTATTTCAAGATAGTTTCCGTTTTTATAAAACTTATCTTCAAAGCAGTCTATATCCAGATGTTCATATGGTTTATCGAATACATAATCATAGAGAGTCTTTGCGTCCTGTTCCGACATTTTTAAGAGTTCCTTTGTGATTGTAGACCACTCCTCTTTATTTCTCACACCACTAAAGATGCTGACCCAAGTCAGCTGCTTGCGCAAAATCTTCGGGTAGTAGAGATAGCTCTGAACGGTAAAAAGAAAGCAGCAGTTCAAATGCCTTGCTTTGATTAGCATTGCATTCAATTTGGCAAGTAAATGTTTATCTTTTAGGTTATTAGCAAAATCGTCTATGATGACCAAAGAGTATTCTGGCATATCATCTTCTTCCCTCTCCTCTTTGATTTTTGTTAGTTCCTCTCGGATTTCATCTAATGATTCCGTTGTCAATTCATGATACACCTTATCGTGCTTTTCGAAGGGGTGTTTTTGAACAGACAAGAAAGATGCAGATGGGCAGAAATACCAGATATGATGGAACTTCTTTTTATAGACCGTCTTCATTTGGGTTAAGAGATGGCTGGTCTTTCCTGAGCCTCCTGAACCTATATAGAGGATTATCCCTCCGTTCCGTCTGGCAATCCCCTCTACAATATCGGGGACAAATATATCCATAGTTTCCTGTATTGCTTTTGTTTTCGGCAATTTGTCATTGGCTACTTCGTGGATTTCGAGGGGCATTATAATATAATGGGCATAGATTTAATTAAGCTTTAGGCATTTTTATGTTTCCTTTTTATATAATGTCAGACGAATCCCTAAATGATGATGCAGTGCTTACCAAGCCAAAGCAGAAAAAACCACGCTCCGATGCACAACAGGAGGCCACTAAGAAAATGCTCTTAGCACGTGAAGAAAAAATGAAGACCACACAGAAGGCTGTTAAGAAAGCAATCATCGAACATCTGAATAGTTCGGCTCCGCCAAAGGTCGTTTCCGAGAGCGAAGAGTCGGAACAAAGCGAAGCAGAGCCTGAACCCGAGCCAGTTAAGAAGAAAGTTAAAGCTGTGGCGCCTCCGGCGCCTCCGGCGCCTCCTCCAGTCAAACACGTAAGCAAAGCCAAGAAGGAACCTAAAGTCATCTACCAGGAGGAATCCGAATCCGAGGAGGAGGTGGTCATTGTTAAGAAGAAGAAGAAGCCAAAGAAGAAGACCATCATTTACGAAGAGTCCGAATCCGAGGAAGAGGCTCCGCCTCCCCCATCAAAACCTAAAACGAGGGAAACCAAAACCCAGCTGAATGCACGGTCCAGCGGTTTTAAAGTTTCGGTTCCTGAGGTCAAACCTCAACCCATTTATTATTTCGCCGATTAAAATATATTTTAATACTATACGAATGGATACTATTAAAGAACCCGTCAATGACATTGAATGTAGAGAACCTGTAGAAGTGCAACCCCAACGCATCGAGCGGTCTGTAAGCATGTTCGCTATAACCAACGAGGAGGAGAAACGATTTAGGGCTAATTGCTACTCCATCGGTGTAGGGGCCGTCCTGCTCCTTACTGGGTTTGTTATTTATGAAATCGTTAATTGAATGGCTGCATAATCAACAGTAATTCAATTTTGAAGAATGGGATATAGTGGCTTTCAGTTGCCTTAATTAAGGGGGGTGATGGGTGATGACAAGTGATGGGTTGGACCCCCTTTTTTGGTTGGCTACCAAAAATATACAAAAATATTTTTGAAAGAAAAATATTTTTTTTGGCCGAGACTTGAAATTTACCCTTCAACCCATCACCACCCATCACCTCTTACTATAATAATAATAATAATAATAATAATAAGACTGAATATAGAGTGGAAATAAAATAAAGTGGAGGTGATGGGTTGGGTGATGGGTTGGTGATGGGTGATGGGTTGGGTGATGGATTGTCATCATTTTTGTATTATATTTATACCAAACATCCCAATTGAAAATATCCTTTCATTTTGGGAATGTCAAATGTGCGTTTTGCTCCGCTTTTTGTATGAATAGATTCTCCAACTCCCGCAATTTTTAGATTCTTTATTTTCAGTCCAAATGCTGGAAGCGAACATTCAAAATGGATGCCATTATCAGCTTTGAAAATATTGAATGCCTCGTATTGCTCCATTCCGGATTTCTCAACAAATGCCAAATTAATGTTATCAATAGTTAGTTGACGGAGCCACAATTCAATCGGAGAAGTTTGCGCTTCCTTGATATCCTTATGATATTGGGTCTCTGGCATGGGCACATTGGAAAACTTGTCGGCACCCGGAAGACCTTTAAAGTATTCATAAATTGATTTTACGGCATTTTTATCCTCCAACATAGCATACATTTTATCAAAATAATCGCGGTTTCCAATAAGTTCATCACTGGCACGAATGATGAGTTTTCGGCGGTCATCTTTACTTGTTTTTACAGGGTCTTCATTGTTGGTAGTTATCAAGAATCGATGGTATGACGCGATTTCATAAGGTATTATTCCTTTCTCATTGATTGTCATTTTTGGCTCCGTAATGAGCCCCTTAATGTACCCATCCGCGCCTTCGCCCTCTTTCTTTGATAATTCATCAAGATTCACTAAAAACGCATTCTTCATTTGCCCGTTGAAATTGCCCCACACATTCTGGCTTGGTTTTGTCGTTTGTAGAATCTTTTCACCTCCAAGCATTCGTTCAAAAAGTCGCATAAGGGTGCCTTTTCCAGCGCCTTCTTTGCTAATCAATGTAGGACAAATGGATTTTACCGATGGAAACTGTATCATCTGCGCAATCCACAATTCCAAATAATCGGCAACTACCTGGTCATTCCCACACAATATTTTTATGTGCCCCCTTATCATGGAGATGGCGTTTTCATCTTTTTGACACGATTGTATCCTCTCCATCGCAAAGGGTCGCCACAAATTAAATACCGAATCTGGGCACCGAATATCTGGGGGATATACCGCCATATCATATTTCATACGATTTTCGCCGTCCTTCAACCAATCCAGAATAAAACATTTGGATTTTGTTTCGTCTTTCACAATAGCATCATAACTGATTCGCTCATTTGATGTAATCAATTGGGTTTTTGTCATAATGATATTATCGGTTTCTGTTTGACGGATAAACAGCGCTTTATTGCTAATCAATAGATGAGTCTCCTCAAATTGCCGCTTAACGGATTCATAATCGCGTCCCACAGAAACTTTGATTTCTGGCTTTGGGGTGTATTTTTCAATAATAGCCCGATATTTTTTCTCGTTGCTTGTCTGGCAAAAATGATAAAATGTTCCGACCGAGACACATCCAGGTTTATATTCATCCCACACCTTATCAAATCCGTCATCTTCATATTTTTTAGAACGCTTGGATATTTCACGAGCGACTTCTTTATATTGCTCGCTTTCGCTTCGCAACGCCCACACGACCTTAATCCAATCGTGATATGAGTTTATGTGTTCCATTTTGATGATTCCACCCAGTTCCAACATTTTATCAGTATTAATGGATACCGAAATGGATTGACGCGGAGCAACTGATGTAGGACTATCGACCTCATAAGAAAACATAATCGCATTATCTGATGGGCACTGAATGATTGTCTCCTCAATGGAGCCAGACGCGAGTTTCAGTGGGCGGTTTTCGTTGGGTTTACTGGTATTAATACATCTCATTGCGCGGCGATTACTGTATATGGATAAATCAAATGGCTCATCTGTTGAGTCAATATATTGGTACAAATTATCATCAGCATCAAACCCAGAGAGGATTTGCTCGTTCATCTTCTTCATAAACGCTTTCATAATTTTCGGAGTGCTTTTTAAATTGACACCATAACACCGAACACTTATTTTTGCGCGGGTAGCATCATAAGCAGCTGTATGCGAAGTGGCAATTGCTAATTGAACCTCAATACCGGCAATTTCTTTTATGGCTGTGAACAAATAATGTTTGATTTTATCCTCTACACGACGACAAATAGACTCGGTAAAATCCTCTCGTGGGATGTAGAAATCACTATCGGTAAAAAAACGGGTAATGTTATTCTCTCCGATAAGAATCTCGTATAAAGCTTTTTCTTTTTGCTCAATAAGCGATACAAACTCGTATTGAGTGGCAACAAACGGTTTGGTTTCAGTTGATAACGCATAGGTATGGGCATAATTGACGGATGGGGGCATTTCTTTTTGTATATATTACAAAAAGAAATTATTTCTAAATCCTTTTGCCAAAAGTATATATTTTCATACTTCCAATAGAATATTCCTAAATATGGCGAACTCCTTGTTCCTTGCATAATACTTTTTGTTATTTTTGGCGGCGATATCGTTCATGTGTTCACGATTCTCATCGAGCCATTTTGCCTTCATTTCATTATGGCGGTCTTTATTTTTGGCAATCCATTTAGCGGTCGCTCTTTTTTGTGCTTCACTTGCTGGCATATCTTATACACTAATATAAGATATTCCTAAATCCTTTTGGATATATATATTCCCCTTTGTCGAAGATAATTTAATTTTTCAGCTGTTCTAAATCCCGTAATATGCTTTTTTCACTCTCCGGAATATTATTCCAATTCAACCAAAACCAAAATCTTTCAAAACAGCCCATATACATATGCCTCTATTATCTATGCCAGCAAAAAACATTCTCAGAATAAATGTGGAATGCCGAGCGACGTTTGTTTGGCATCGGGATAACAATGTCTGCGCACCACCCGATAACCCGCCGATACACTTCGTATATCTCGTTGCTGACAACGACGCAATACCAGCCGCCCTTCATTAGCCCCCTCCAAGAGAGGAGACAGAGTTTCTCATAAAAATCATTCCACTCTGCCTTGGTTCGATATGGCTGGTCAGTATACCTCTCAATATTATAATACGGCGGCGAATAGAATACCATATCGTAGCCAACCGAGTAGTAGTCAAAATCCAGACAAGATACCCAATTCATATCAATCTCAGTAGAGGAATGCTTGTGTAGTTCATGAATCATTTTCATATATGGCTCTTTGAGTGCCTCGTTGGTTTCACAGCCAATCCATCGTTGCACAGAATAAGCACAAGCGGCTGTCAGCAAACCACCCCAGCCTGCGCACGGAGAAAGCACGCAAGTGGGTTTAAAGCGGTCGAACACGGAGACCGCAATGTGGGGCTGAAGGATGTTTATTGAACCGAAATAGAGGTTGAAGATACGATACAAAACCCACGTCTCGTTGCGCCAAGGTTCAGTCTCGTTATACCAAGCAATCATCTTTTGGACGTAGCCCTTTGAGAGGACGTTATCCTTGTTGTTTAAGAAGTCGATAAAAGAAATGCCAGAGCGACCGATAGTATTCATCCTCTCAGCATGGGTAAAATAATTGACGAATTCAGCACCAACTCGCAATCGCATTTTTGGTTGGCCACGAAACAGTGCTAGCTGATAGTAATCTAAAATAATTTGTTCATGTGTCAAATTGGGGTAAATGAGTCGTGATATTGTCAAATTATCCATTTAAATAGAGGCAGACAAAAAAAGTCAAAAAATTGAAAACACAAATATAATCCCTCTAAATATTATATCTCTCCAGATAACAACTTTTTAAATTGTTCGACCCTTTGTTCGTTGATTTCCAGACGGCGTGCAATTTTGGCTCGGCGGTATTCGGTGTCGCTCATACCCTTCGGTTTATTCATATACCAACAAGCGGCACGTTTGAGAGTGGGAACAACGGCGCGTCCCTCTTCCTCCATCACTTTTTCGGCGTAAGCCTGACGGGTTTTCTCGCGGGTTTCTTCGCGGTGTGCTTCGCGCCATTTCGCCTTGGAAAAATAGTTGCGTTGATATTCCATGATACGTTGCTGTTCTTCGCGGTATGCCTTGGTGCTTCGCTCTAATATCCGCTCACGGTTTCTGGAATAATATGTGTCTTTATTTGTGTCCATATATACTATACAGAAAATCGGCGCCGATAAGCGGCGATGTTCCCGTCAATGCTGGTATAATCTCCCCAAGAAATAAATCTGCTTAAAGTTGATGCTTTCTTTGGGTCAGTCCAATCTTCATTAACACCGTGTCTGGCTAAATAGGCGGCGCGCTTATCTTTATCCTGATGGTCGATATAAGTCTTGCCACCAGCCTGTCCAAAATGTGTTTTTGTCCCGTCCTTGAATATGGCGACAAAGCGTTTGCCCTTACGATTACTGTCTGCTATTTGCATATACAAAGAGCAGAGAAAAAAAGATTAAAATGCCGGTTCGAATGTCAAATGATTTTTACTATCCCAATATTGGAATAAAATTGGGACATGATTTTCGTCATAATGAATAACAACTTTCACGCCATCGTAAATTTCAATAATCTCAATGGATTTGCAATTGTCCTCAGAACACATATATAATAGTCAAATATTATTCTTTGTCGTGTATCTTTATGTAAATTTGAGCCTGTGCTTTAGAGCTTCCCATATCATTCATTTCATCGTCCATCTCTTCGGTCTTCTCCATAAGGTCTTTATACTTGGTGGTCAAATAGAAATGCCTCAATGAATTGACCGAGGCTTTCTTCCCGCCAAAGATGGCATTCAGGCGTTGGTTAAGAGAAACATTGCTCAATGGTAGGAGCTGACTATTGAAGAAAAGGTTATCAACCTCGCGCGGAATAACGGCAATCCATTTCTTCAGGATTTTCTTCAATGATGGGGGGATTTCCAACTCTTGCCTGCCCTTAAGAGTCTCGCCCATTTTGGTTGCGGTCTTGTATTTATTGAACACTAAACGGTTGTCCTGCATATCAACATAGTTGTCATATTTCTTGTCGGCATTCTTGTGGAGCATCAGCACATAATCCTGCGCCCTTCTTGGGACAATGTGGCCGTAATACATGGAAAGAATGACCCAGTTCTGTATTTCCATAAGGTCGGGAATGGTGCGGGTTTGCTTTTTAAGAAGCGCTTTTGCATTCTGTTTGAGCTTGGCCATTATCTCATCAATCTCTTCCTGCGATATGGCGGATTCGTCCAGCTTGTCGGTGAGTTCAGACTTGGAAACCTCCTCGCGGTAGGTGCGAATGTCCTCGTTCATCTGGTCCTTGTAGGTTTTGTTGTCCGGCTCGATGCACAATAGCGCAGCCATATAAGTCTTCCTTGTGTTGTAGGGCTTTTTATTCAGATATTCCATAATAACTTTCTCCTTCTTAAAGTTTTCAATGTTAGGCTTGTCATCACCGAAAACGGTTCGGTGCACATTCTTCAGGAGAGAATTGTAAGTCTTGAGTGAGGCTACAGAAATCTTGGGCTTAATCTTTTTTATTTCGTCAGAGAAATCCATTTTATATACTATGTCTAAAGATTTATCTGGCGAAAAAACCTTAAGTTTTTTTTTAGGGCAACAAGTTAATGCAACTTTGTTGCTATTAAGATTACAATCATTGCAATCAATAAATTCTTGCTCCATAGCTCGGGCTGTTTCAAAATCACAAAAATGCATATCTATTATAGAAAACAAATCATCTTTCCACCCACCATTGTCGATAATACAAATATATAATTTACTTTTTCTTAACCCCATATCACTGCAATATTTATGTGAATTAATTCTATGATTAATATTTGTAGTGCTTCCGATATATCTATTTTCACCAATTTGAATTTTGTAAAAAAAATACCACTTCATTTATATAATAGTTATACTATATATGTTTAAGTAGGTTTAGATAATCGTTTAATTAAGTAAAAAGCACTAAAACACTAATAAAATGGTTTAAAGGGATAATTAAAATATTTTAATTATCCCTTTAAGCTCTTTAATGGCCATTTTATCTAAATAAACTTAATTAATATGCCTAAACGATTAACCAATTATTAATCGTTTAAATTATTTAAAGAATGATTTAATCGGCTTACCAGTTTTCTGCGATTCACTAATAGCAATTGCAATTCGCTGTTTCTGTGCAGTGGCTTTTGGTAATCCCTTCTTAGAAAAACATTTCATAGAACTATCACAAACTCTAAATCCTTTTCCAGTTTGCTCAATTGTGTAAGGCATTATATCATATCTAAATAAATAAACCAAACCACAATACATAATTAAGAAATTTTGATAAGCCATACTTCATAAGAAACAATTGTATAAAATACAAAGCGTCCATGGTAATCAAAGCTTTTACAACTTTCGGCGTTTTTATTAATTCAAAAAACTTATCCACTAAATAATCCTGCACATACCCAACAACCCATTCCCGTAGCTTTCAAAGAACCTTTCGCTTAAACCATTCCACAACTGAATATGCACATAACTTCCACGCAGCGTGTTTTATAATATGTCCGTTGTCATGGAGAAACTCCACATTCTTATCCAGCGTGTCAATATCCTGTGGCAGTAATTGGCCATAAAGAGATTTATAAATTTGTATCAGCAACACTTTCTTATCTATCTTGAGTTTGTCGGTTTTATCCCTATTGCTAATACCACTGTTTTCTATCATATTACACACAAGGGAAACTAATTCCATATTGTGCTTGTTCTCGCGAATTTCGTGCGGTAAGTTTGTTATTCGTTCAAGAATACGTTTATGCACCTTGGCGATTTTTGCATCTTTCCAAAGACCGTTTTGCGGTTTTATAAAAGAGAATGTTGACATTATATTTGTTGTAAATATTTTATTTAAATAACACATCGTGATATAATTCGATTTGTTTGAATATTTCCTTTTTGGTTGCGGGATTTGTTTCGCTATAATATTTCAAACACAAATCACTTATCACCCTATCTTTTGCGATTTCAATAACTAATTCCTCGGTAATGGTTATTTTTCCCGGTTGCTCCATTATATTAATAGCGGATATAATAATAGACAGAATAATTGAACGGTCTATTTTCCGTTGCTGTTCTATCAAAACGAGGGAGAATACCTGTATCATCAACTGGGTCTGTGCTAATTCTATTTCTTGCGACACACTGACGAGCTGAACCAGTCGCCAAGTTATAATAACCATTATTACTTGCGTATAGCGGAGTTAAAACCGCATCTTGCTGGGAATTGCCGATACCAGGACCCGTATAAGTTACACCGCCGACTGTCTGGCTCGAGGTGCCACGAAGGAATGCACCACGGAAATTGGGAATATTAAATGTGGTGCTTCCGTCTCCAGCTCCATATGTAACGTCAATAGCGGCAAATAATTTTGAATATGTCGTTCGAGAAATTGCTTGACCATTACAATATAAAAAACCCGACGGAACTTGATTAGAGACATTTTGTATAATGGTCGCAGTGGGCATCATATTAAAAAGACAGAAGGGGTCTACATTCACATTTCGATTTCCTCCGGCCAATGCATTTAAAGTAATATCTCCATCTGTAGATTGCAATGTAATATTTTTATTGGCTGTAAGATTGATATCGCTCGTTGACCCAGTTGCATTCAGTAAAACATCTCCCGCCGATGTTGTAAAATCAATGTTGCCAGTTTGTGTAGAAGCGATGTCTTTCGTATTTATATTTAATCCTCCTCCTGCTCCTGTTGCTGTTAAATTTATAAATGCATTTACCGAAGTTAAACCGAGATTATCACCAGAACTTAAACCAATAGTTCCAGCCGCATTATTTGCAGTCAAAACAATTGAACCCGAAGTCGATGTGATATAAGATGTATCTTGCGAATTTACAGTATAATCTCCGCCACATGTAATGGTTTGGTTTGATGTGGAGTCAATAGTGATGGTTGATGAACTATTCACATCTAAACCTGCTGCGCAATTCATAACGGTTTGACCATCTGATATAATGGTTAGGTCTGAGTCTTCTGCTGAGACTTGTGCTAATGTATCTGACCCATATAATGTAAGTCCGCCAGGAGTAGTTCCTGTGGTGGATAATCGAGCTACAAACGTGCCAGATGGGTTATTCAATCTCATATCAGTGCCGGTTGATGCTGAGTTGAACACATAACAAGGACTTGTTGTATTACTTGCGTCGAAGTGAATGCTGTTTCCAGACAAAAATCTTGACAATCCCGAACTTCGATGAGTATAAATCATCGAGTCAACGGTTGCAATTCCGCTTGTATTAATATCCAAAGTAGCACATGTAATATCGACCTCACCAGAAGACGCCAATAGTTCTACATTTGACTGCTGGGATTGTAGCTTGATATCTGAGCCCGTATTTGACGCTTTTATTATAATGTCGCTGAATGAATTTGAACAATCAATTGTTATTCCATTTAAGGCATTCAAATCAAATGTCGCGCAATTTATTTCTGTTTCGCCCGTGCTTGTTACGGTTGCTTTCCCTCCACATAACAGATTGAGGTTTGACGAAGAGTCAATATTAATATCTGCTACGCCGACTGTTTTTATAAGAATATCGCTCAATGCATCATTTGTTCTTAAAACAATATCGCTTCCTACTCCGCCCCCCGGAACTTCAATTGTTATTCCTTGGGCCTTCAAATGCGCATTTGATGATGTATCCAGTGTGATTAAACCCGTGGCATTAATATCAAAATCGGTGCAAATCACTTCTGTTTTGGCCGTGCTTGTTAAAGTCAAAGTTGAACCGCTTGTTATATTTTGGGTGGTTCCACTTATTATATTCATTGTAGTTCCAGACTGAACCGTCGTAGATGTTGTTGAGGTTGATTGAACCCCTGCAGATAATGCATTGAGTATTAATCCTCCTGATTGAACTGTCATTGTGCCTGTATTACTGTCGACACCATTTCCTTGCTCTTGAATAATTTGTCCGTCAAAATCCACTAGGGGGCCGGCACTGTCTCCGACCATATTTATGAGCACTTGATTATTTGATATATCGCGGGTTAGTTCGATTTGCTGCGAAAACCCCGCGGACTTTACAAACTGGGACGACTCGATAAATGTCTGTTCAAGCGTTTTATTCAACGATTTAGCGAGAGTTCTGGACAACCCTAAACCGTCGCCATAATACCATTGGAATGCCGAGTTTTCATTTCCATCTATTTCCGCATTTAAAAACTTTCTGCTTCCCGCTCCGCTGTCAGTCCAGAACCCCAAGTA